GAGCTTCTCGAGATCGGCGATGAACCAGCGCCAGTGGTCCGCCTCCTCGTAGGTCTGCGCGTTCACGATCTCCTGGAAGTGGTCCTTCGCCGGCTCTTCGCGGAGCACGTGCTTGCACAGATCGCCGAACGTGATGACAAGGGGCGCTTCGTCAATCACGGGGCCTTCCATGCTGAACGTGAAGAGCGAAAAAAGGCCGAGGCCGAGGCCCGTGAATTGCGGGAGTGGAAGGCGCGGGTAGAGGAGCGGTTCAAGCTCGCCCAGGAACAAAAGGCGGCGCAGGAAAAGCCCGAATCCGACGATCCTTTCGCCGACGTCGAGGAATCGGACTTCATCGCAAAGATCGACCGCATTACCGACTTGATCCGGCAGGATCGCAAGCAGAAGGTTGTCGCGGAACGTCAGACTGCAGAACAGCGCGCGGCGGACGACTCTTACCGCCAGCATTTTGAATATGTCGATCGCAGCTATGTGCAGGCTGCCGGCGAAGATCCTGAAGTAGCCGAAGCCACGAAATCGATCATCGATTCGTACAGTCGCGAACTCGAAACGATGGGTTATCGCGGCACTCATCTGGAGCGGGCAAAAGAGCAGACGACGCGTAACTTCATCCTCGCGGCGTCCAACGTTCTTCAGCAGGGCGGATCGCTCAAGGACTTCGTCAAAGGCATGGCCCAGCTGCGCGGCTGGCAGGCCAAGGCCCCAGAGCCAAAGAAGGACGAGGTCGCCGAGAAGCTGGCCGGTATCGAGAAGGCACAAGAACAGTCTAGGACACTTGGTCAGGCCTCCGGGAAGGCCGCTGGCGATCCCGATTCACTGGAGAGCATCATGGCAATGTCTCCAAAAGACTTCGAAGCGTGGCACGCGAACCCTCAGAACGCCCGCCGCTTTGAAAAGCTGATGGGAGCTTAATCCCTAGCCTCAGACGAGGCACTTTTACGTCTTTCGTCCGCTTCGGAACGTTATCCGACACCTGTCCCGGCAGATCAAACCGGCTTCGCCTGCTCGCGGCGTCACAGCGCGCGTCAACCCCAACCTCAATCCCTTGAAAAGGACACGACAATGTCTGTCACGAGCTATGGCGTCAACGACGCCTTGGCGATGAAGGCATGGTCGCGGAAGCTGGCGGTCGAAGCGTCAAAGGCTACGGCTATTGCGCCGCTGATCGGCACTACCGCGAACAGCATCATCCACATGAAAGAAGAGCTGAACAAGGACAAGGGCGACAAGGTCACCTTTGGCCTCCGCACTCAGCTCAACGGCGCCGGCGTCACCGAAGGTGAAGCACTCGAAGGCAACGAAGAGTCGCTCACCACCTATTCGGATTCGCTGTATATCAACGAACTTGCTCACGCAGTTCGCGTCAAGAACGAAGGGACGATCGACGTCCAGCGCGTTCCCTTCTCGCTCCGGCAGGAAGCCAAGGACGGATTGCGTGACTGGTATGCAGATCGCATGTCCAACACGTTCTTCATCCAGGTTGCCGGCTACACCGCGCCGACGATCGACATCGAGGGCGTGACGATCACGCTGTCGAGCAAGTACCAGGGGTTCAACACGCCGGTGGCGGCTTCGTCTACGCGCATCCTGCGCGCCGGCTCGGTCGCTAACGACGAGTCCCTGACGTCGTCTCATCCGTTCACGCTCGATCTGATCGACAAGGCGGTTGAGAAGGCGAAGACGGCCAACCCGAAAATCCGCCCGGTGCGGGTCGAGGGCGGCAACCACTATGTGATGTACATTCACCCCTACCAGACGACGTCGCTTCGCACGAACACGTCGACCGGCCAGTGGATGGACATCCAGAAGGCGGCCGAAAAGCGCGGCAGCGACAACCCGATCTTTTCGGGCGCGCTCGGCGTCTACAACAACGTGATCCTGCGTGAAGCGGAGCACGTCACCCAAGGCGTCAGCTCGACCACGACGAAGGTCACGAACGCACGGCGTGCCGTGCTCCTCGGCGCTCAGGCCGCCGTCTGCTCCTACGGCATGAAGTTCACGCCGGAGAAGTACGACATGCGCGAAGAGCTGTTCGACTACCAGCGCGAGCTCGGCGTTTCGGCTCACACGGTGTTCGGCATGAAGAAGACGGTTTTCAACTCCGTCGACTTCGGCGTCATCGTCGTGCCGACCTACGCCGCAGCTGCGAGCTAAGGAGGCTGAAATGGCTACCGGAACTCCTGGCACGACTGCTCGCCAGTTCCACACGCAGCAGACCCACTATCTCCGCAAGCGTCTCACCTTCGCCACGGCGACGGTGGTCGTTGACGTTGGAGAAATCCCAGCCGGCGCCTCGGTCATCGGTGGTGGCATCCATGTCATCACCGCCGACTCTGGTATCACCCTTGATGTCGGCTTCCGTGCCGGCAACTCAACGGACGACCCGAACGGCTACGCCACGGCGCTCACTGTCGCCGCAGTCGGCTACATCCCGCTCGATGAGTTGGGTGCGACCACGAACATCCAGCAGACCGAGGATGCGATCGTGACGGCTACGGTCTCGACCGGTGCCGACACCTTCGTGGGCGACCTTATCGTCCTGTTCGTCGTAGACAACGACCAGTAACCCATGTGAGGGGGGCCGAAGCCCCCCTCCTTTCCAAGGAGAACTCACATGGCAATAACGGGCATCGAAAGCCAGTGGCAGAATAGCCGCCTGCTGGCGAAGGAACTACTTGTCGACGGCATCAGCGTGACTCCGGGTATCGTTTCTCTCGGAGACGCAAATGCATCGATCCTTGCGGCCAACAGCGGCAAGGCACACTTGATCGCAAACGTCTCGGCGGATCGAACGTTCACCCTGCCTGCGGTCGCGGCAGGGTTGCGCTACAAGTTCGTCGCCGAGGTCGGCGCCGCTGATGGTCACGACTGGATTTTCGTGGCGGCAGCGACAGCCGACTTGTTCAAAGGTGGCTTGCTGATGGTGGATACCGACGCCGGCCCCGCGACGGCCGCCGCAGTGGTCGCGGACCAGTCCGACGACGATCAGCTGCAGGTGAATCTGCCCCAGGGTGGCACTGTGATCGAGATGTACTGCGACGGCACGTACTGGATCGTTTCCGGTGTGGTGCTCTCCACCGCAGCGGCAGCATTCAGTTGATGTCGGATGATACCGACTGGACGCTGATCGACTTCAGCGAACCGAAGAAAGGGGCGGCTCTGGTCGCCCCTTCTCACATCAAGGGCCAATGCCAGACGTGCAAGAAGCACATCGGCAAAGGCATAGCTTTCCACGTCAAGCGGTGCACCGGCAATGACGACGCTCGCAACGCTCAAAGCTGACATCGCCGACGATCTGGCGCGCGGCGATTTGACTTCTCAGATTGCCGACGCGATTACCCGAGCAATCGAATATTTCCAGCCGACGCGGTTTTGGTTCAATGAGACGCGCGACGAGACTTGGGACACCGTCATTGCTCAGCCGCGCTATTCATCGACGGCTGATACGGCGATACCTAAGTTCGTCACGCTGGACGAACTGTTCATTACGGTTGGCGGCCAGAATCGACCTTTGAGGCGGATTTCTCCGGCTCGATTTGAACTGCTGACGGACAACTCGGCGTCACAGGGAGAGCCATACAGCTATACCTATTTCGACATCACGTTCGGTCTCTATCCAATCCCTGATGCGGTCTACACGGTCCGCCCGCTAGGCCATATCAAGAAGGATGCGCCGCCCAGCGATGCAGAGGCCAACAACGTCTGGATGACGCACGGGTATCAGTTAATTCGCTCGCGTGTTGTGAGCGAAATCGCCCTGAAAAAAATCCGCGATTACGATCTGGCTCGCGCTTTCCAAGTCTCGGAATCGATTGAACTCGACCGCCTCATAACCGAGACATCGAAGCGCATCGCTGCGGGCCAAATTATGGCTACGTCGTTCTGATGCTGATCCCCTTCGGCTCGTTCGAGCCAGATCGGTCGAAATACTCCCAGCAGTCCTCCACCATCATCAGCAATGCCATGCCCGTAGCGGATGGCTGGGGGCCGATGGCCGGGCTGAGTGTCATTGCTGAGGCACTTCCATCAGCGCCGCGCGGTGTCTGCCTGGTCAGAACTGCAGCCGGCGCTTTCCAGATTTACGCGGGAACCGAAACCAAGCTCTACAAGCTCGACACGAGCGCCATTCCTTACACATGGACGGATGTGACGCGCGCATCGGGCGGGGACTACGCCCTTCCACCGGGCGATCAATGGGTCTGGACGCGCTATGGCTCCCGCCTCGTGGCGTGGAATCTCGCGAACGAGGTCCAGTTTATCGACGTTGATGCCGGGACGCAGTTCGCCGACCTGCCCAATGCGCCGGGTGCACGAGCGGGCGTAACGGCGGGCGACTTCCTGGTTTCGCTCTACAATGCCGGTAGCCCGAATCGGGTTCGATGGAGCGCGATCAAC